CGACTGTGGACGGTACACCGCGAGTGCCAGGCGTTCTTCTGCACGGATGGTCACCATGTTCTTGGTGAAGTTGTCCGCGTCTTCGGTCGAAACTTCGACGTTCGCGTCTTCGCGGTCAAAGACCTGAGCCGCCATATCGAACGCGCCGACCATGAACTCGCCCTGCGGCATGGCGTTGGTGTCGACCACCGGCAGGCGCCACATGCGAGGCTGGCCGCCTTCCTGGACGTTTACCCAGATGTAGCTACCGGTAGTGTCCTTCGCCAGCTCCATGTCGGCCCAGTCAATCGGGTTCAGCACGATGGCACTAGCACGATATTCGGCGATTCGCACCTGCAGAATCGCACGGCGCAGCAAATCGATCTTGGTGTCGCCGTCTTTGCGCAGCGCTTCGTTGAAGGCTGTGGCCTGAGGGATCAGACCAAGAAGATTCTGGCCGGTACCATTGCCCGCTAGGATCTGGTTTTCCTCGACGTATTTCAGCCCGTAGATCGCACGGCCGTCGATGTAGCTTTGCAACAGCGGCACGTCGGCCAAGACTTGCTTAGAAGCGCGGAACCAATGCGCGATGGTTTTTACGGTAGTAGTGATCAGTTCGTACGACAGATCCGACTGCGGTTTTGCAGCAGTCTCAGCAACCGGCGCCGCCATATTCTGGAAGCCCGACTCGCGAACATACTCAATGGCGTTCGAGTTCGTACGGCCAGGCATGATCAGATCGCGAATAGTGAACGGTCGATCCGGGCCCTGGATGATACCTGGTACTCGGGTCGGTTCGATCGCGACACCGACGCCGCCAGTGCCAGTGGTTGCGCTGGTAATGCTCGTAACGGCCTTGAGCCGCATACGCGCCACGCCGCGGCCCTTTTCCGCAAGACCTTTGAAGTCATCACCATCGGTAAATTGTTCGCCGATGGATTTGGTTCCCTCTTCATTTGCAGCGCCGCGGCGTGTGAGTTTTTGCTCAACCTCGTTCAGGCGATCCTGCAGGCCCAGGCCATCTTTGACCAAGCCATCCAGAATGGTTTTGGTGTCATCCAGGATTTTGCCGTGGGACTTGATTTCTTCGCCTGCTTTTTCGGCGAATACCTTGATGTCGTTGTCACGCTTGCTCAGCGCATCCATGACATCCTTCAGCTCCAGCTGGTCTCCGGCGCGCTCTTTGCGCTGCATTTGACGCTGCTCAGCGCGTGCTTCATTGCTCAAATAGTTCATGAGTGGTTCCTTAAAACTGTGGGAGAGACAGGCCTTGGCTCAACTGCGCATGCAGTGCCTTGGCAACTTGGGTTTCAGCCTGGTCGCCCGCGGACTCGCTCCGGAGCAGGTGCTGCAATCCACGGTTGGCAATCACCGCAGATTGAGTTTTCGAGAAGCCTGCCTCGCGCAGGAGCAGCTCAAATTCGGGAAGTGAAGGCAGCCCGCCGTGGGCCAGCTTCGACTTGATCGTGTCGGTGCGGGCCTCGTCGTTGGCCGGAACCGTCACAATGGAAATTTCCACCAGGTCCAATTTGGTCAGTGTGCGAATCCTGGTCTTCTCGTCGAAGCTCGACTCACGCACGTAATAACCGATAGAAAGGCCCGTGATTGATCGGGATTGCATACCGCGCATCGCGATGCGCGCATACGGCGCATCGGCAAGCCAGAGCTCACCATCACCGAAAAGCCCCTTGGTGTCCTCTTTCAAGGTGTCCATGGACCAGGACCCGATTGGCTCTGCCGTACGGTGCTGCCAGAGCACGGGCAAAGACCTGCCCTTCGCCTTGAGGTCGGAGATAGACTCAAGGAACGCCCCTGGCGCTACCACCTCGTTGTAACTGTCAACGACGCCGAACACTGATCCATAGCCAGAAAAAAGGCCGTCATCGCTGACAGCCTTTACGTCGTAATCAAAAGAGCGGTACTTCACCGCCAGGGACTGGTCTTTGCGTTTCATTCCTGGTTCCCCTTGGGGGTTTCATTGAGCCAGTCCAGCAGCGCGGAACGGGCCTGTTGGGCATCACCCGCCCCCTCGCCAAGCTTGTCGATTGGCAGCATGTTGGATTGAACGGTGAGCTTGGCCGCGTTACCTCCCATTGGGGCGAGGTTCTCCTTGATCCGGCAATCATCGCGGGTATAGATACCGTTCTGTGTCATGGAGCTGTAGAACGCCGCACGAGCAGCGCTATCGGCACGTAACAATCCCTCTGGGTTGAACTTGGCATAGAAGCGGCGCCGCTCATCAGGGCGAAGTAGGCGGCGGTTGATACTCTGCTCGATTCGCTTCATCCAGGGCAGCAGGGTGAAGCTCAGGAAGCCGAGCATCTGCTGCTCCATGCCGGTACCCCAGCTTGTGCTGTTGGATGTGTGGCCTACCATCCAGGGCGGAGTACGGAACCAGCGGCAAATCTCTTCAACATTGAACGCTCGGGTCTGCAGCATCTGAGCATCCTCGGGCGTCATAGACACCTGCTGATACTTCATGCCAGCCTCAAGCACCATGGTCTTGCCAGTGTTCACGGCACCTGCAAACTTTGCGGCCATATCCTCGCGGATGTCTTCCCGCTGCGCTTTGTTGAGAATCTGGTCGGTCGACAGAACACCGCCGAGCTTCATGCCGTTGGCGAACATTTTGCTGGCGGACTCATCAGCCGCCATCGCAGCACCAAAGACATTTCGCCCCATAGCCAATGGACTTAGCCCGCACATAGGGTCCGTACCGAACCCTCGGGTATGCATCATTTGCTCATCAAGCAGAGTGTGGGATTCCCCTAGGGTATCGATGAACCGGTATTCAATCTCGCCCGTGCTTAGGCGCCTTGGCGGCGAAACAGCCTGGGGCAGAATGAACTCGAGCGATGATATCTCCGCACCAACCCTATGCGGTTCGTTAAAGCTATTGCCGCTGAGCAGGAGACTCGCCACAACGCACTCCCAAAACTCCACCGGGGTCTGGTCGGCGTTTGGCTGTTGGCTGATGACGCGGTGTACAGGATGAGATGACGCCACCACAGGCACACCGTTTTTATCTTCGTACAGCGCGATTGGCAGAGTAGCGAGTGTTTCAGCAATTAGCCGAACACAGGCCCATACCGTCGAAAGCTGCAGCGCCGTTTGCTGGCTTACCGTTTTACCTGAGGCAGAATCCGTGCCGTAAAAGCTGTTCCAGAAAGATTTATCACCAAGACCAATCCGGCGGCCAACCCATCCAGCCAGTGACGATTTTACAAGGCTGGGCTCTGCGGATTTGATCATGGCCTGCCGCAGTACGGATTTGAGAGGTTTATTCACCAGTCAGCCCCTTACGGATGAATGCAGCAGCAGCCAAGAAAGAAGCAGCGCAGGCTATCAGTGCCCAGCCAAGGCCGGCCAAGACAAATACCCCGGCGACGAACAGGCACAGCGCGGCCACGGCCGCCACAATAAAGAGGATCAGGCCTGTATCCATGGTTGTGTTATCCAACAATGATTGGTTTTGAGAAGAAGTCGCTGATGTTGCCGCTGTTGTCGTTGACCAAAATTAGCGCCCTGCCAATAGCCATGATCAGCGCGACAGCACCGTCGATCTTGTTGTCGTCGCCCTGCTTGATAGGTCGAACGACATCGTCGTTGCCAGGCATGTGTTTGCCGATCACGTTGGCGATACACCAGGTCATGATCGGATGCCCGTCGTGGTGGAAACGGCCAGCAGTTATAGCTGCCTCGAGCTCCTTCATCGGGTCCGACATGTTGGTGTAGTTCTGTGTGGTTGTGATCGGATTGAAGCCTTCGTCGTCGAGATCGTGACTGAGGCCTGTTGCTCCGTGCGGGTCTATCGGGCACTCGCGCACCGGCGCCTGATGATTGGCCTCCTTGGTATCTTCGAAGATTTCTCGGTAATCGACCTCGGCACCATCCGTTATCTCAAGGTGCTTGGAATTGATCCAAGCCTGGAACCGTTCAGACATTCGCTTGTTGTCACTGTCGTAGGCAGTGTCGTAGGGAACCCAGAACTTCGGCGCCACGCTGTAATAATGTGTCTTCCCATCAATGACCCGCCAAAACAGCCTCGCCCTCGAGTTCATGTCCAGCTTCCGCGCCAAGTCGAAACCAGCGATCCACTCTTGCCCCTCGAACTGCTCCAGGGTCAGCGTGGTGTCTTCGCAGGATTTCCAGTCCTCCATGTTGAAGAACCCGGATTTTGCGCTCACCCATAGGTTGAGGTGCTTCGTTTTGAACGTGTTGGCGAAGCGCGCCGAGCGAATGGCCCTGGCCTGCTGACTTTCCAGGTACTCCTGAAACACCGAGACGCCGTGGTTCGGGTTGGCCTTGGCCAGCATCTTCGGATCGGTCCAGTCGTCACCCTCGTCCAGCGTCCAGATCCAGCCGAACAGTTCTTCGTCTGGCACCGTGCCAGCGAGCATCTCAACGACCTGGCGGCGCTTGTCGTAGCAAGGGCCCTCAATGTCCGCACCGGCAGTGGTGATGATGAACATCAACGGCTGACGCCGGGCGCCCATCCCTGTGAGCATGGTGTCGTACTGTGCCGACGTTGGGTGCTCGTGGTACTCGTCGACGATGGCACAGCTTGGCGATGCACCGTCCCCAGGGTTGCCGATCAGTGGCTCGAAGCGGCTGAAGTCGGACGGGATGTTCATGTTCGAGGCATTCACCTCGATGCCGGCGGCCTGAATAAGCATCGGTGACTTGCTGACCATGAGCTTCGCCGGTCGAAAAACCTCCCACGCTTGCTTCTCTGTGGTCGCACCAGCGTAAACCTCGGCACCGAATTCGCCATCGGCAACGAACATGCTGATGCCCACGCCACCGGCAACAACTGATTTGCCGTTCTTCCTGGGCACTTCCCAGTAGCTTTCACGGAACCGACGGTGCCCGCCCTTCTTCTTGACCCAGCCGAACGTCACAGCAAGGCCGAAAAGCTGCCAAGGCTCCAGCGTGATCAACTGACGCTTGAATGCCCACTCGCCCTTGGTGTGCGGGAGCAGTTGCATCAGCTTTAGCTTTTTCTCTGCCTTTGCCGGATCGAACTTGAAACGGAAGCCGCGCTTGCGGCTGGCCGCCAGGTCATCGAAGTGGCGC